TGCTCATTTCCAGGTAGTTTTATACCACCTCTAATTACTTGTCTATTTTGTATATTTAAACTAGGAACCCAACTAACTTTAAACCTACCACTAGAGTCTGGTGTAAAAACAACTCTAGAGTCTTTTATACCGTTCTCCCATTGAAAGCTACCTACAACTACGTCTGAGCTGTTAAGTAGTCCTTCGTTGTAATCTATTTGCTCGTATATTTTAGTAAGATTAAATAGACTGTTTTTGGTTTCATCTCTAAAAGCGTGCTCTGTAGTTCTTGGAAACTGACGATAAAATTCATTTAAGGCATCTTGATCGTCTTTCAAGCCATCTACTTCATTCTCCCAGTGGTTGATAACACCTATGTCTATTAGTTCACCGTCTGGTCCATAAACATCTCGTCCTGGAGTAGTGAAGACAGGTCTTCCATGCTCATCAATAAATCCTTCAAAGTTCCATTCCATTGGAATAAACAAAGCATATAAACCAGATTTTGTTTGACCATTTCTATTTCTTTTAGTGACATCGCTGTCGTTATATAGTTTTTTAAAGTTGTCACCGCCCTTGTCAAGAGCATTACTCGTTGAACCCATCATGCACTTACCTATAATCCTACTACCTAATCTAAGGCAGGTCTTTGTTACCCGCCAGTTGTTAAGTATATTATCAGGTCTTTCCCACTTACCACTTTCGTCGTGCACTAGTAACTGAAGCTTTTCACCATCATAGCTGTTGTCTCCAGTATTCTTCCAGTCTATAGTAGTGTCCAAGCCTTCTAGTTCTTCTAGCTTCTCTTTTGATTGTATTTTTTTACGAGTAAACTTGCTAGCTGGAACACGATACGCTAGCTCAGACTTTGGTCTATCCATACCATCTTGAATAGGCTTAAAGAAGAAAGGGTAGTTTATTGATATAGGCACAACCTTGTCGGTAAACATCTTTTTAGCATCAGCACCAGACTTAGACAGTATACCAAACCTACTATCGCTAGATATTGTAGCTTGATTCACTGTTTCTGAAGATGACATAAAAGAGAAACCAGAACGCCTGTTTTTAAGGTAGCACATTCCATAACACCTGTTGTCAGCTTTACAGGCTTCCCAAAATATAAAAAACAATCTATTAGCGTCTCTAAAATCTGGAGCGCCAACATCTATCTTTGACCACTGTAAGTACATATAGTGAGTTCCTGTAATATAAGTTGGAACACCAGCATTTTGAAACCAGAAGCCTTCGTCTCTTCTCTTAAACTCTTCATCTATATAATCGTACCATTGGTCTTTTTGTTCTTCTGGATACTCTCTCCAGTCAAATATATTTTTAAGCTTACTTAAAGCTTTAGGCGGGTCAATGCGTTGCCACTTATCTTTATCGTTGCTATACACATTCTTAGGAGCTGGAGGCAGAGCTATCTTTAATCCTTGTATATCGTATATTTCTCCAATAGTACCCGTCTTAGATATTACTACAATATCGTTGTCCTTGTTGTAGCCGTACTTCCACTTTTTAGCTTTGTTTAACCTCTTTATAGTGTTTATTCTTACGGGTTCTACAACCTTATATAAGTTTTGTTCGTAACTCATTTAGATCGTCCTTCAGCAAATCCTTTAAATACGCGTTCTTTCTTTTCTTCAGGTTCTTTTCCATCGAGTATCGCCTCTTCCTCTTGTATTCTGTTAAGTATTTCGAATGCATCGAATATAGCGAGTTTCTTCGTCGCAGCGGCGTTTTTAAGTCTGTCAGCAGTAATGTCATCGCCACTATCAACGATAGCCTCTTTAGCCACTTTGATGAGTTCTTCAACCGCCTTATGCCCAGCTTGGATTATACTCTTCTTCGTCTCCTTGATATTCATATTGTATTGAAATAAATTTTGATAAAACTCTATATAGCCTTTGCCCTTCTACTATAAACTCATATTCAGACCCAGGTTTAAAACCTATAAGGTCTCCTTTTGAGAAACCCTCGTCGGCATGCTTTATTATACCTACAAGCGGTTTTTCTACACCTTCACCGTACGCGTCTTTAGATTTAATAGGTTTAACAAAGCAGTAGCCGGGCGTGGGCCTCCAGTTGTTATTGTTTTTTATTAAAAATATTTGATCAGCATATACTACGTAAGTTTTTTCGTTAAAAAAATTCTTACTGTTTCTTTCTACGCCATGCTGGTCTTCCCATCTTCTAAAAACATTGTGGTGAACCATAACCGTGTCACCTGGTTTTATGCCTAAGTCATCTCCACTCATTGGGCAGCTGACAACAGTAGCCAACTTATTTACAAATTGATGATTAAATATCTCAGTGTTGGTTATAAGTTTTTTACCTTCTACTTCTTTAGAATTGTTGTACCTCTGCCCCGCAGGCTCTATGACAAACCCATAAACGCTTTTCATTAGTAGTCTATGTTATACTCTACAGATATAGCCATGTTCTTGTTAAAGTCTTTCCATATAAGAACATCCTTTTTCTTTTTAATGTAGATTGAGTAAGCGTTTTCTTCCTCTACTATATCACAGATAGTATGCCCTCCATAGACCTCTTGGCCTACGGAGTAATGCATAGCATCTATTTTATAATCTTTACCTATTGTAATTTTACGAATCAGCCTGCTCATCTTCTGGGTAGTTTATCGCTCCAGTGTTGATGTCAATATCCATTTTACCGTACTCTTCTTCAAGCTTAGTATTAATTTCACCCATCTTTTTGTTGACAGCGTCTAGTTCGTGAAGCAACATGTGCTTTCTAGCCTCTATGTTTCCTACTTCTAGCTTTATTTGGTTAGCTGTTGATATTACTTGTTGAACTTCTTTTAGTTGTTCTTCTGTAATTTTTTCTGGCTTAATAGCCAGGTCTACTTTTTTTGTCATTTTTATTTAATTTAAGTTAATTATTATTTTATTTTAACAAGCGTCTAGTCTTCTAATAAGACCGTTACTATCTGTGCTTATGTTGTAATAAGTGCCTGATACAACTATTTTATAAAATCCACTTCCTGACAAGTTGGAGCTAGCTAAAGGAAGTCTTGTATATACTAAATCACTTACAGCTGGAAGATTATTAGATCCGTTATGATATATAGTATTAGTCAATTGATCATTTTTAATTGAACAAGCAGGAGAGCCTACTAGCGCGCTAGCGGTAAGAGAAAAAACGTCAGGATTTCTTTCCTTAAACTTTTTTATCTTCACGGCTGGATTTTTACCTCTAGCCTGTGCTGCTGTATTAGCGTTTCCTAATGCCATTAATATCCAAAATAAACTATTGCCGCAGACGCATCATCGTTAAGCTTTACAGAATCCCATCTTCCGTAGATGGTTGTTCCTCCGGCAAAAGTGGTAGCGTTTGTTAAAGCTAAACCACCAACACCTTCGGCACCTGCGTTGTTTTTTCCAGGCGTAAGAATACTAATAAAAGCGTCATTATCAATACTTGTTGTAGCGCTAATAACAATATTGCTAGTGCCTAGCGTTATTATTGTACCTAAAAGAGCACCTGTAGCCGTGAGATATACTTCATCTCCAAGCTCTAGGCCTAAAGAAGCTGTTGTAACGTCAAATGCTATAGTATCCGAAGAAACAGCTCCATTAACCTGAATAGTTTGATGACCTCTATCGTGAGCTGCTCCAACAGTATTAGGAAATAGATTTGCATCTTTTGATACTAGTGTATTAACCTCAGAGTCTGTTATAAATGTTATAGCAACTATAGCCATACCTTCTGGGCATGTAACCGTGTTGTCATCTGCTGACAAAAAAGCACTACCCATTTGACCAAAGTTATAAGCTGTTGCGGTTGAATTAATTCCCATTTTATTTTTTTATTTTTTCGTATGAGCGTCCACCGAAGTAAGCGCCGATTACTGTTATTAATACTAATTGTAGTAGATCAACCCACTTGTCCTCTACTGTAAACATAATTACACCAGCGTCTATGAAAATTAGCAACGTAGTGCAAATAACTAACCAAGCTAGAACTAATGGGCGTATAGATTTGCTAAGCCATGAATCTGATTGCATGTCTGACTTCCACCTAGCCGTAACCTCTTCTTGCATCTTAGCCTCGCTGTCTAAAAGCATTTGCTTTATTTTAGCTTTAGCCTCCTCTCGCTCTTTGTCAGTAGTAATAACTTTATCTAATATTCCTTCAGCGTTGTCTACCACCTTACCTAATATTCCACCAAGCAAGTTATTTATCATTTTTTATTCTTTCTATTGTTTATCGCCCCACCAATTTGATCACTAAAAGTTGGTACAGCGCCCACGTGAGCGTCTGAGTCAGGGTGAGGACCTTTTTTAGCAGGCATAGGCCTAGCATCCATCATTCCTTTTGGTTTAGCTGGACCTTTACCTAAATATAGGTTATCATTCATTTCTTCTTTCTTAGCGTCGCTAACTTGACCTTTATGATAACCACCTTTTTTCTTAAGCGGTGATTTATTAGAATCTGCGTTACACTTGCAGTCTTTACCGTAAAACGATGAACCTCTCATATTATATCCCATTATTCTGCTTTTTTAGCGGCCTTCTCCCAAGGGAAGTTCATACTTCCTTCTACGGACCACTTTCCGTTATACTTTATTTTACCATCTTTTCTAGGGTAAGTTACGCCTCTATACCTAACGTAGTCGTCCCCGTAAGACAAGTCTCCTTTAGCCATGTCATCAGCGTGCTTGCCTTCATGTTTAATTACACGCTTTTCTAAAGCGCTACCCTTTTTTATTGATTTATCTATATATATAGATCCGTCCATGTTAGCTTCACCTAGCACGCCTTTGTCTAGCGTTTTTCTTAATATAGGACCTTTAAATCCTCTTTTTTCGTTACCTAGTTTAAATGCCATTATCTTTCTGGATCTTTAATCATATCGTCAATGCTTTTATTAAAAACCTTATCTGTATATGACTTGTTGTTATAAAAAACACTTCTCTCTGACGTGGGCACGTCTTCTTCGCCCAATAGTATTCTATAAATTCTACTTATTAGTTGACTGCATTTAAATGAAGTCTTGAATATAGAATACTTAATAGTAGTTCTATTTCTATGCCTCCACACTTCAATCCAACCTAACTTTCTAAGCTTATCCCAACGGCCTTTGTCCCAACTCATGGTGTAAGTACCATCTATAAACTCTTGTCTTGTAAACCGACCCTTGCAGTCTAAGTAGATTAGCAACTCAAGCTCGGCATCTGTTAACCCGTAAGTTTTACAAGCCCACTTTCTAGTGAGCCTGTAATACTTTAGGATTTGTAATTCACGTATATCGTGAGATGTTAATCTCATTTACTAGTCAGCAGTGTTATGATTTATCAACATAGTTGATATAGGCTCTGTAAGGCCAGAGCTTAAAATACCCGTGTTGTTTTGAGCATCAAACACTGTTACTACAGGATTTCTATCACGACCAATACTTGTTATTTCGTTAGCTATTTTAACAGATATATCAGTAAAGTTTTTAGAGGCTGCAGAATAAGTAAATACAACTTCGTCGTCTTTAGTAACGTCACCATTTATAGCTTTAAATCTAATTACAGTGCTTGTGTTACTTACCTTGTCTACGCCTAAAAACCTATCCACTGGATAAGCTGCAGCTTTACCGCTAACAAACTCTGGTTGAGTGACGGTTACTATATCGCCAGCACTCAAATCAACCCCACCTGCATCAGCGTCTCCTGTAGTCTCCACCGTTAAAACTCCGCCAGACATTGATAGTCCAGTGGCTAACACTGTCAATACCTCTCCTTCAGTAGAATTAGCAGAAGTATAGCTACTTCCCTTAACATCTGAATTAGCAGCCGCAAAAGTTACGGTTACAACTATACCACCTGTAACAGCGTCAGCCGCAGCGAAATTCGCAGGCACTTTACCAAAGTTAGCATTAGTTAATGTTATTGTCTTGTCAGAAGCTCCTGAAGCTGTATTAGTAACAGGTCCTACTACTTCTTTAAAATATAAATACTTGTTCATCTTCGTATGTATTATTAGGCTATCGTAATGCTAATTGCACTAGGATTTCCAGGTATGTTAAATTTACTTTCTTTCAAGTCTACAACTATAGCCATAGCTGACTTTGTTCCATTGCAAACTAAATTTCCAAAAACTTTTACTATATCAGTGTAACTTCCAGAGTCGTGAGTCACCGTTACGCTACCAGGGGTAGTAACAGTATTGTCCATAGGAGCAAAGCTAAACTTTGTCTCTGTTGCACTAACAGGAGTTACTGAGTAAATGTTTTGATGTGGCACTGCTATAGCGTGCGTTGTTGCTGAGGGGTCAGCATTACCCCAAAACAAAATTTTATCATAATTTTTCATAATGTTTTTTTTAAAAAGGTTAATACTACTCCGCAGAAGACTTTACTTTGTATCCAGGTAAAGTGCTATCGTAACCTCCGGCAAAATCAAAAATGTAATGTTTGTTTTGTGTAGCTACAGATGTACCAGCTGAAATTACGCCAGCAAGCTCTTGCATAGCGTCAATCATTGTTCCTGGAAATTCAATTTTTATTTTCTCATCAGCGGCGTTGTCTGCCGTACTTTTGAAAAATAAATGTAGGTGAGAAGCGTTTTGAGGCTCCATGCCTAAGAACGAAGAAGCTTTAACAGCAATACCTTCGTCATCATCTCGATGAAAGATAATAATTTGATCTTTTAACATAGTTTTGTTTTTTTGATTAATTAATAATTTGTTTAAAGATTTTGTGTTTACAGTTTGCGGGTTTTGGTTTATGTTTAATCTACCAATACAATATCACTTGCTCTAATAACAAAGTAAAGTTTACCTTCAAATTCAACGCCATGACCAGCATGCTTGTC